TAAAGTTTTCCATTGTTTTCCTCCTATAATAGCTTATCTGCAATCATCACAGCTAATAAATCGTTTTGTCTTATTGCTTCTAATTTTAAGTTGAATATTTGTGTGACATATTTATCTGAGTCTCTAGGTACTTTATTAATTGTTTTAGAAAAGTTGTTTAACCATTCGATTTTATCTTCATATTTCATTTTACTATTTGCAAAATTCTTTTTCTGACCGTGTCTTAAAAGTCTAGTTGTATACTTCCCGGCAAGTTGGTGTCTTTTTTCTTGGTTTTTATAAATTGGACTTTTATAAATAGCTTTATAAATTTCGTTTATAGTAGCAAAATATTGATTTCCTGTACTTTTATTTACTGACAAATGATTGCTAGACTCGAAATCGTTGACTACAATATAGTATTCATAGTCGGTTTTTATCGAGTAATTTTTCGAATTCATCAAAAATTCTATAGTAAATAATTGGTCTTCAGCAGTTTTAGAGAATGTTTTGAATTTTATCTTGTTTTTATCTATAACACTTTTTTTAAACATTTTTAGTACTGATAAAGCATAAAAAATACTATTATCAATAATATCAGCTTTCGCTACATTTCCTTTCTCAAATATAGCTTTAGGAACACTTCTTCCTTTACCTTCAACTCCATATTTTCCAATTATTAAATCGCTATTATTTTCTTTGCCGTAATTATATAAATCTTCTAGTGCTCTTTCGTGAAGTAAATCATCAGAATCTAAAAAGAATACATATTCAGCTTTGCTCATTTTTAAGCCTGTATTTCTAGGTACGCTAGCATTTCCACTATTCTTTTTTAATTGTTTAAAACGAACTAATCCTTTATATTTTTTTATAACATTCAAAGTCTCACCATTGTCATTTGAATGATCATCAATAATAATTAATTCGTAATCAGTACTCTTCATTGTTTGATTTAATACAGAACTAATGGTTCTATGTAATTTTTCGCCGTTATTGAATGTTGGCATTATAACACTTACTTTTTTCATTTTCATTTCTCCTTTGCTTACTTTATATATTAAAGCGCCACATAGGCGCTATTAATCAATACGTTTTCACACTAGTAGGCGTTTTTTTGTTTAGTAAAATCATAATGAATCTTCTTTGGTTAACTTATCGCCATCTAATTTTTGTGAAATAAATTCCAAGTATTTACGCGCATTATGTGACGATAAATCTTTAGGTAACTCATAAGTGAATGGTTGATTACCACTAGTTAAAACTTCATATACTATAGTTTCTTTTTTTATTTTGCAATTTTTTATTTTCATTATAAACTTCCTTTCAAACACTGCTGAAATAGACGTCTTTTATATTAAAGCGCCACACAGGCGCTGTTAATCACAATTTAGTTCTATCAGTGATTTTAGACTCCATAACTCTTTGATGTGATTCTTTAGCTTCTCGAATCATATCTTTAAATTCTTGACTGTCTATAAAAGCTTTAGCCTCTTCTATTTGCTCTTGAGTAAGCTCTTTACCACCAGTATTGATGTGTAAGTGTTCAATTTCTTTATAAGTACTCATTTTTTCGACTCCTGTTCTTCAAGTTCACTTTTAGTTATAGGTAAACCATTGTTCAATCTATAAGTCAGTTCTTCTTCTGTATAAAAGGGGATTTCAACCATTTCCCACTCTTCAATGTTAATGTCAACTTCTTTAAAATCCATGTTAAACCCTCCTGTGAAATGAATTTTCTATTATTTATAGTAATTACTTATAAAAATACAATCTTTACCTATCTCAAACTTTGTATTCTAAATGTACTCGTAATCCATAGTCTGATTCTTTAGTAACGATTTTCTCTTCTAAATAATCTAAAGTTTTATACTTACCACCATTAATATATGCGTTACAAGAAACGATGTTGTCCATATGATTGACTAATCTTGAAGCATACTCTCTAGGTACATATCCAACGTGAAATTCAGAGTATTCATTTGAAATCATAACTTTTATCGCGTTTTCATCATAAGGATTATCCGGTTCTTTTTGTAAGAATACACCAGGAATAACCTCGTAATCAGAAATTTCATACACCTTGTCTTCATAAAGTAATTCTTCTTTAAGTTCATTTCCTTTCAAATCACTATATAAGAAAAAGAAATCGTCGTTATTTTTCATTTTCTTGATAAGTTTCTTTAATTCTTTTCTACGACCTTCATAATTTAATCCTACGACGTCGAAAATTTCAACTTTAGTTTGTTCATCATCATTAATAGGTAGACAATCATTCGAGATAATTGTTTCCTTATTCTTAGATAATTGCATATAAGTTTTTAAAATTGAGATGAATCCTGTTAAAGGAGAGTTTGTTACGAAATAAACTGTTAATTTTCTATTATCGTTTAATGTTAAAAAAGCTTGGTTTTTCCAAATAGTAACAACAGTGTTATAATCTATCACCTCTGATAATGAGATTTTGAATATATAATCTTCTTCTTTCCTTATAAAACAAATCTCTTCATGTGAAATGAATATAGAACCCATTCTCCTCTTGTTTTCGTCGAATTTTATGTCGCAACTGTCGCTGATTATTGGTTCAAAGTAACTGTATTGATCTGATAATATTTTTTCATCTTGCTTTCTAGGTTTCATTTTACTACCTCCTATAAAATAACTTTTCCAACTAACCTCACACTTTCGTTATCATAAAAATATAAATCTTTATACTTTTTATTTAAAGAAACCAACGTTAATCTATTATCTTCTACATAAACTTTCTTTACGTAAGCATCTCCATTTATAATAAAGACGCCTATTTGTCCATCTTTGATAGTGTGAGATTTTTCAATGAATATAATTTGTCCGTTTTTAAATAACGGCTCCATTGAGTCTCCATTTACTTTTAAAGCTATATCATGTGCGGGGACATAACCTCTTACGAATTCTTTTGAAATAGGCTCGTTATATAATCTTTCGCCAATACCAGCTGACGCACAACCATATATATCCACTTCGGATTTTTCTTGAATGTAAGAATTGAAATCTACCAGATTATCACTGTCATTATTTTGTTCTTCTAATTGATTAGTCGCATATTTTAGTACATTGCTTTGTCTTGGAGGCGTGAGTTTACTGTATATGGAAGTGATGTCGTTATTTTCAATTTTTCTATTCTTAGAAATATCAAACCCCATAAGCCACGCTTCGTTAACGTTTAAAGCCTTTGCTAGTTCAAAGACTTTGTCTTGTTTCGCTTCATATTTTCCGTTTAAATAATCGCTAATTGAGTTTCTACCAATACCAGTCCTTCTTGATAGCTCTGATTGAGATATCTTCCGTTCAGACATAATTTGCTTTAATCTATCCTTAAAACTGTTCATATTTCTGAACACCTCCTAAGAACATAATACTACGTACAATGACGATTATCAATAATTTTTAACAAATATTGTACAGAAAAATGTATTTTATGTGTTGACTTATTTAAACAAAGGTGTTTTAATTGATTTGTACAGAAAACCGAACAAGAAGGGAGGTGAGTTTATGATATACAATTTCGATTATAGTTTGCTGTACGAAAGAATGGCAGAGTATAGATATAGCCAAAGTTCTTTAGCGAACGCAATCCCTATTTCAAGGACATCTATTAATCACAAGTTGCAAGGAAAAAATTTATTTACACAATGGGAAATAAAACGAATCTGTGAATTATTAGAAATCCCACCAACAAAAGTAGGTAGATATTTTTTTGAACAAAATGTACAGAAACCTGTACAAATGTCGTAACAGGAGGAAACTATGGAACAAATCACATTAACCAAAGAAGAGTTGAAAGAAATTATAGCGAAAGAAGTTAGAAATGCTATAAAAGGCGAGAAACCAATCAGCTCAGGTGCAATTTTCAGTAAAGTAAGAATCAATAATGACGATTTAGAAGAAATCAATAAAAAACTCAATTTCGCAAAAGATTTGTCGCTAGGAAGATTGAGGAAGCTCAATCATCCGATTCCGCTAAAAAAGTATCAGCATGGCTTCGAATCAATTCATCAAAAAGCTTATGTACAAGATGTTCATGACCATATTAGAAAATTAACATTATCAATTTTTGGAGTGACACTTAATTCAGACTTGAGTGAAAGTGAATACAACCT